ACCTTGAGCCTGCCAAAGGTGACGCTACCAGTAACATCACTTACTGTAGTAAGGAAGGTACTGTCACCGAACGCGGTGAACGTCCTCAACAAGGCAAGCGTATTGACCTAGACGACTTAAAAAAAAAGATCGTCAGCGGGATGCCTGTGGACGATATCGTCCTGGATAACCCTATGGCTTATCACCAATATGGGCGGACACTTCATAAAATTGAGGACATTATGTTCCGCCGCAAATTTCGTACAGAAATGACGAAAGGCATCTGGATAGTTGGTGGGACTGGCGTTGGCAAGTCCCACAGCGCGTATGCCGGGTTCAACCCGAACACGCACTACAACTGGAAGATGGATCACGGATGGCAAGACGGTTACACCGGTCAAGGTACGGTGATTATAAACGATTTCAGGGGTGGCATCGCTTATCATGATTTGCTCCAAATAGTCGACAAATGGCCATATGAGGTCCCAAGGCGCGGAAGGGAGCCAGCTCCATTCCTTGCTCATACCGTGATTATAACGAGTTCGCTGAGGCCAGAGGAAGTCTACAACAACCTCGCTGCCTCCGACTCGTTAGAACAACTTATGCGTCGTTTTACGGTCACTACGTTAACCCCGGAAACCTCCACAGAAGTGGTCAGGGGTAATACTGACCCTGACCTGTGTGTAGAAAAAGAAGACGAGGATATCGCTTCAGAGCTGCTTCGGTTGCTATCAGAGATGCAACAGAAAAAGTGAACACCATAGGTGGCCTCCTGCCCTAAGCCCAGAGTCCGCGCTTCGCGCGGCCTCGTGGGCTCGGGGCAGGGGCCTTTTTTCGTACGCTGACTCCGTCCGATGCAGGGGGGATGGCTCGGCCTAACGGCCTCGCCACCCATGCGTCGCGCCTCCGCGCGACGCTGTTATACTACAGCCTAGATGTCGACAACAAGCGACCGGTAGGCCTAGGCGCCGGTGCAATTCCAGGTGGCTTCAGCACTGGATACACAATTACCGGCTCATCAACCTCATCCACAGGACCTTCGGGTGCATGAAGCTTGAGATGATTTTCCAAATACTTCTTAGTCTCGATTGTCTGAAAGATAGGTTCTGGCACTGTACCGCCAGGATCGAGAGGATCAACCGGCGGCTGATAATCTGGGTGATCCGCCAACCAGAGAGGATCCTGGTTCAACATAGACAAATTGGTCTGAAGAACAGTACCAAATAGATCCACATAATCTTCTAGCGAAAACGCAACGTCTTGATTTGTAGATCCCGCACCAGTATCGTTGGTGGGATAAAGCTGCATTACCCACCATAGTTTTGCTGAAGGCTGCGTTGCCGCACCAGCCCATGCAACACTAGGCATACGACCAGCTGTTGATGGTCCAGTAAATACCGTACCTCCGGTGTTATACGGAACGTTATCGGTCATAAACTTCTTAACATCCACGTAGTGATGAATAGTGTTAATACCACGCGATCCCGCAAGATCGGTGATATACATATGCTTCGCATGCGGATAATGCAAAGCTGCCTCTAGAGTCAATGGAACATTCCCCGAACCCGGAGGGTAAATCGTAGGGAATATCACAACAACCTTCGGTTGGTCGTCAGTGTTAGTCAAAGTAATAGAGATCTTCGATGCGTTGACTTGATAATAATTGTAGAAACCAGCCCATTGGGTGGTATACTGAAAATTGGTTGAAACAGCGCTCAGATCTGGATCGATAATTGTGTTAGCCAACAAATAATAGGAACCAAAAGGTTGTCCCGAAACGATCGTGCCCCAGCTCATCTTAAGGTTGGTGATATCAGACACACCATAAGGTCCCTTAATATGCGATGACGTAACTCGCTCTACACTACCAGCGGCAGAGCGAGACTGGCGTACTTTAGCAGATGCTCCAAGTACCCCGGGAGCTTGTACAGCAACTTGCTGTGCGGGGCGAAACGTACCGCCGACTTTCCGTCGGCGTACTGTAGGCTTCCTCTTAGTAGCCTTCTTCGCATAGGTCTTCTTTCGAACGACCGGTCGCTTGATAGTCTTGCGGGGCATCACTATACTAGTATATTTACTTATCTAGATAATTAATAATTACATAGTATACAACCATGAGTCTCCACAGAAGTTGGTGCTTCACACTGAATAACTTCACTGAGGAAGAAATAACGTCAATTGGTGCAATAAAATGCAAGTACGTTATCTATGGTAAAGAATTGGGTGCCAATGGTACTCCCCATCTTCAGGGGTACATCTGTTTCGCTAATGCTTGCTCTCTCAAGGCATTGAAAAAGAAGATCCCCCGAGCTCACCTTGAGCCTGCCAAAGGTGACGCTACCAGTAACATCACTTACTGTAGTAAGGAAGGTACTGTCACCGAACGCGGTGAACGTCCTCAACAAGGCAAGCGTATTGACCTAGACGACTTAAAAAAAAAGATCGTCAGCGGGATGCCTGTGGACGATATCGTCCTGGATAACCCTATGGCTTATCACCAATATGGGCGGACACTTCATAAAATTGAGGACATTATGTTCCGCCGCAAATTTCGTACAGAAATGACGAAAGGCATCTGGATAGTTGGTGGGACTGGCGTTGGCAAGTCCCACAGCGCGTATGCCGGGTTCAACCCGAACACGCACTACAACTGGAAGATGGATCACGGATGGCAAGACGGTTACACCGGTCAAGGTACGGTGATTATAAACGATTTCAGGGGTGGCATCGCTTATCATGATTTGCTCCAAATAGTCGACAAATGGCCATATGAGGTCCCAAGGCGCGGAAGGGAGCCAGCTCCATTCCTTGCTCATACCGTGATTATAACGAGTTCGCTGAGGCCAGAGGAAGTCTACAACAACCTCGCTGCCTCCGACTCGTTAGAACAACTTATGCGTCGTTTTACGGTCACTACGTTAACCCCGGAAACCTCCACAGAAGTGGTCAGGGGTAATACTGACCCTGACCTGTGTGTAGAAAAAGAAGACG